TCACTCATTGCCAGAGATGAAAATCAACATACTGTATTGACACAACAGATGATCAAGGCATGGCAGAAGGGAGATGACCCTGTGATGCTAGACATTATGAAAGAGGAAGAGCAGACTGTTGTTGATATGTTCAGAAATGCAGTGGAAGAAGAGAAAGAATGGGCACAGTACTTATTTAAAGATGGTAGTATGATAGGTCTCAACGACAAACTACTTGTCAAATATGTTGAGTGGATCTGTAACAAGAGAATGAGAGCGATTGGATTAGACCCTATATACGATGCACCTATAAAGAACAACCCACTACCTTGGACAGAGCATTGGATCTCATCTAAAGGACTACAGGTTGCTCCACAAGAAACTGAAGTTGAATCTTATGTTGTAGGTGGTATCAAACAAGATGTCAAGAAGGACACCTTTTCTGGATTTAAGTTATGAATTTTTGGGAATTTTTACAGTGGGCATGGGAATCACTGGGATACTTTGAAGGTATCATCTTTACAGTGTGGTTGGTAGGACTATACTGGGGTAAGAAAAGAATAGATGAACGCTTCAGACGCAGAAGAAATAAAGAAACCAAGTGAAATTTTATTTTGATGGTTGTTCCTTCTCAGAGGGAGCAGCAATGGGTGAAAATTTTCAAGAATATCGTTGGTCAAAATTAGTTTCTGATCACTATGGTGCAGAAGAATTCAATTTGTCATCAGGTGGTGCTGCTAATGACACCATACTGAGGCATTTTTTTATGGGAGAAAAGTTTAGAGAGCATCGTGTGATGAAAAATCCTATACGATTTGATCTCAACGACTTTGATTTATTCTTCATACAGTCTACGTCACCTAGAAGAAGTGAGTATTGGAATAGAAGTAATATGAAGTGGGAAAGATATTCGTTTAGAGGTGTCAAGAAAGAAGCAGAGAAGAGAAAGAAAAATCCTGAGTTGCAGAGGTGGATACAGTACTGGTTGACTGACATATATGACCCAAAACAGGGTGCAGTTGATGAGATTGTGATGATGAAATCAATTACATCACATCTTAAACTGTTGAAGAAACCATATGTAACTCTTACGTTTATGAATCCAAAGAGTGCTGTTATGGACTACGACATATATCTAAACGCTGCAAATAAACACTATGTGACTGGAGAGATAACTACAAAGTACGATAGATTATCTGACGGACACCCATCAGCACTAGGTAATAGACAAATTGCTGATGATATTATAAAATTCATAGATGAAAAAGTTTTACTTTGATGGTGACTCATGGATGAATGGTGGAGGACTAGAGTTATGTGGTCTTCCTAGAAAATCACGTTGGTCTACCTTAGTATGTGAACATTTTGGAGCAGAAGAAACTAATTTAGCAGTTGGTGGTGCTCCTATTGACACCGCTATGCGACATCTATTTACTGGTAAGTGTAAAAAGAAAGAGATCCCTCTCCATGAGTTTGATATGTTCTTCATACAACTGTCTTACCCTCGTAGAAGAGAATACTTTTGTGATATTGAAAAGAGATGGAGGAGATATCATCCAGAGAAAGAGAAGTGGGCAGAAGACTATCTCAAATACAAATACAGTGAGGTACAGGGGAGAGTAATAGAAAAGATTGCAGTCAAATCTATAAGAGCATACTGTAAAGAACTTGGTAAACCATTGTTCCTGTGCACTCAATGGAAAAATGCAAACAAAGATTTAAATTATGATCTATTTCTCCATACATATGCTAGACTACCTGATGGAGGGCATCCTTCAGTCAAAGGTCATCGTCACATTGCTGATGATGTAATAAAATTTATGACAAATGAACTACATTTTTGATGTTGACGGTACACTGACTCCCAGTAGGAGACAGATGGATCCATCCTTTCAGGCATGGTTTATAATATTTTCATGCAAGCACCCTGTGTATCTGGTGACTGGTAGTGACAGAGAAAAAACTATAGATCAAGTTGGTCTTGATGTATATAACAGAGCACAGAGAGTATATAATTGCTCTGGTTCAGATGTATGGGAGGGAGATCGTAATGTGTATAGTGACAAGTGGACACTACCACACGATGTCAATGCATGGTTGATGTCAGAACTTAGGCAAAGTAATTTTACTATCAGGACTGGTACACATATAGAAAGGAGACCTGGTTGTGTCAATTTTAGTATCTTAGGTAGAGGTGCTAACTGGGAGGAGAGAGAAGTATATAAGCAGTGGGATAAGGATGAGCATGAAAGGCAGGAGATTGCTAAAAGATTCAACAATAGATTTCCTGACCTCTTTGCTACTGTTGGTGGCGAGACAGGACTAGACATAGCACCACAAGGTAGAGATAAGAGTCAGATACTTAGAGACTTTGATGGAGATATAAAATTTTTTGGTGACAAGATGGATGAGGGAGGTAATGATTACCTTCTTGCACAAACAATAAGAGAAAAAAAATTAGGTGCTACCTATTATGTGTTTGATTATAAGCACACTTGGGAGATATTACAGTACGAAAATAAATGAAATTTTATTTTGATGGTTGCTCATTTACATTTGGTGAAGGAGTACCAGCAGATAATAGATGGAGTAACCTTGTGTGTAAACACTTTGGTGCTGAAGAATTTAATATAGCAAGTAGTGGTGCCACCAATGATACTATCATGAGGCACTTTTTTACAGGACAAACTATGAATGAGTATGTTCCTAATATGACATTCAATCTACAGAATTTTGATTTCTTCTTTATTCAATTTACTTTTCACTTAAGAAAAGAGTATTATGATAGCAGTGCCAGTAGATGGAGAAGGTATAGGTACAATGATAATGGTGCAGGGTGGGCAAAAAGACACATTCAATTCTTTCAACACTATAGTACAGAGATACACACCAAGTATCAGGAGAAAGTTTTTGAGGAAATAAATCATACTGCTATAACCTCACACTTGAAGTGTCTGAATAAACCATACTTCTTAGGACACTTGGGACAATCTTTTGGTATGGAATATGATTATGATTTTCGTACACCAGTTGATCTACTGCCATGTCACCACCCATCAATAGAGGGTAATAAAGTGATAGCAAAAAAAGTTATAGATATAGTGGAGCAAAAATTATTATGAAACCGCAATCAGCGAAGGCAAAGGGTAGGAAACTACAGCAGTGGGTGAGAGATCAACTCATTGAACATAGGGAAGTACATCCTGAGGACATTGAGTCGAGGAGTATGGGTGCAGGAGGAGAGGATCTTATTATGGCACGAGATGCTAGACAAAAGTTCCCTTTTAGTATAGAATGTAAGAACCAAGAGAAATTGAACGTTTGGGATGCTTATCAACAAGCAATTGATAACTCTGGTGACTATGAACCTATTCTTATAATGAAGAAAAATGGTAAAAAACCACTGGTTGTCATGGACGCAGAAAGCTTTATCAAGTCCAAAGGCTGATATGGAAGACTGGCGTTACTCAGACGAGAGAATGTTACTGAGGGCAGAAGTCTTTCGTGCATTGCAACATCATTTAGCAGACCATACACGTGCAGTGTATGAGTTCTGTACACTATGGGTAGATCTAGGAAATCCTACTAACAAAAGTATAGAGGAAACATTCCAAGACTATCTACGTAAATTAGCAGAGGATTCTTATGCAAAAACTAATTAATGCAGCAGCACTATTCGCTGGTGCAGTATCACTCGCTGTCGTTGGTACAGCAGGGTATGTATACATCAAAAAAGACGCTATCATTGAGAGTGTCAAAGAGAAAGCACTTGAAGCAGTGATGGGAAGCGTTAGCGAGTCACTTCCTAGTGTTGATCTACCAGAGATGACAGGACCAGCAATGCCAACTCTACCAAGCACACCATCATTCTAAATACAACTGCATAGCAGTTTTAGAATGGCAGAAGAAAAAAAAGAAAAACCTAAAGGTCCTATTGGAAAACTCAAGGAGTTCTCTGAAGATAAAGAGGAACAACTTGCTATCCTTAGTACATTTGTTCGCCTTGGTATTTTAGTGTGGTCCGGTGGGATCTTAACTCTTAATTATGTTACGATACCTGGTTGGGAACAAGATAAAATTGACCCAACCTTCATAGCTTCGGTCTTCACAGGAGTCACAGCTACGTTCGGAATTCAGACGGGAAGTAAGAAGAAGAATGGTGACGGTGGTGGTGCTAACATAAGTAAAAAGGATATGGAGATGTTGATAGAGAAAGCATCACAAGCAACACCACATCAAATTATTAAGTTAGAACAGGGACCCGTGACAATATCCTCAAACCCTAGTAAAAAGGTGTAATCTAATACCTTTGTGAGATAATTAGTAGATAGTATTTAACTAAGCTAATGTCTCACTATACTGTAGGTTATCATGATAACTACAACGGACTCCATGAGATCTGTGAGTATGCAGATGATGCATTCTCTGCTATAAAGCAAGCAAGAGAAGATCTAACAGGATTCAACTCTCCGCATAGAGCAGAGTACTGTATCAAGGAGGACTAAGATGAACGGTAGATTAGATAAAGTTGCAATGACTTCTAAACTCATGCAACTCAAAAGAGAATTGCACTATAAGTGTGAGATCGGAGAGAAAGGTAAGTGGGAATGCAACGGTGCGAATGAGTACCTAAACAAAACCCTAGATATATTGGACGAGTTTTGGCAATGACTAAGTGGATGAGATTGAAATCCCTAATATACAAATAAGATCATTAGATATACCTGAGGTTGGGGTGTTTCCAGCACCTGTAACTCCATTCATATATGTGCCAGTTACAGTGCACATAGGTAAACCTATTGTAAACATACCTGGTTGTGTGGAAGCACACCAAGATGACAAAGGAAAAAGTCCCTCGCTGAAGAAAGATGACAGCGATGGGACTTTTGTTTTATGTGATGGTCAGATGCCATCGTACGATGCGATAGACTATGTACCAGAAGACATTATACTAACGACAGAAGCAGCACCACCTATCGTTCAACCACCACCAGATCCACCAACCACACCAGAGGTTCCTGAGACTGGAGGTATAGGAGAAGAACAAGAATGTCCTGCACCAGGTCAACCAAGAGTGGGTGACCTAACTCAGAGTGGAGATGAGAAAGTTATTGGTCATGAACTACAAGGCACTACCTGTGTGGTATTGTATGAACCTACTACTACATTAGAAAAATTTTTACCGTCATCAAATGTGGTTACAGCAACTGCAACCATTGCAACTGTTGCTACTGCGTCTGCCCTATTTGCAAAACCCCTAGCGGATTTGCTTCTGAGGGTTTTGAAACCTCTAATAAAGAAGGCAACTGATACTGTGAAGAAGAAACTGGGGCGTCATCGGACTTTGTCGAAGGCGGAGATTGCAGCAAATAAGTATCGGGGTTCAAAGGGTCTTCCACCTTTGAAGGTTTACCCAAAGAATAAGAAGAAGAAGGGATAGAGTGATTATGATTTGGTAGTGTATTTGGTGGGTTCACTAACACCACGTCAGCACACACTGCATAGTAAGGAGACTTTGGATGAAACATAATACCCTGTTTCATCAATTCTCCGCAATTTTTTAATCTGGCTATCTCAAAGTCGAGCCTCTTATTAGCATTAGACTGTGATAGAAAAGCGATCTGAGTTGCTGCTGCTTCTTTACATAAATTTCTTAACTTCTTATCAAGTGGGAAACTTATAGTACCACTGATACCTATGGATATATTTTGATTGTTCTTCTGACCTGTACGAGTTGGTTTATAGTATAGTATCTCACCTGGATTGTCAGGCACCCCGTCATCATTGGCGTCTAGGTTGTTGTATACAGGATCCATCCACTTATCTTCGTAAGGATGCTGTTCGCTGAGACTTCCTGTAATGAAGGGCGAGAGGTTCATCGTAGCACCTTGACAAGATATACCACCACCATAAGTGTTGGTAATATAAGGACCTTGTAAAACTTGTATTGCCTGGTTGGTGACTGAGCCGCTACTATTTGCTACTGGGTTAGCAGTTGCACTAACTCCTCCTACATCTGTTGCATGTACAGGGGTTACACTTACACTTGCTGCAAATAATAGACATAATTTTTTTATTGTGAGAAAATTGAGGTTGTATCTGTGACGCTTTGAATCGTCGTTGTTCGATTTATTATAGTCTGTGTCTGAAGACCTGGGGCTTTGTAATGTTCCGTAAATTGGAAGGGTGCCCCCACATCTGTCTGTGTCCAATTGGGTTTGTTGGCGGTGTCTAGACCTGTCCATGATGAAGTTACTCCGTTCAATGTATTTGATTGAGCAGTACCTGTATCAGGTGTCATGCTCGTGCCATCGTGTTGTACATTTGTACCACTTACCGAATATGTCCAGCCAGTAGCGTAGTCCATAGAATTAATGGTCTCCGTCACAGTGGAAGTCGTTTCCGTGTGGCTAGTCATCGATCCCTGAGTAAAATTCGGGACCACGGGCACTGCACTAGCAGGTGCTACTGCTAGTGTAAGAAGTAAGAAGGGAAGTCTTCTTACCATAACTTAAAATATATTAAGTTCTGTGATGCTTTGTCCAGTGGCTGTGGTACCTGCTCCACCAGCTGTTATTGTCATAACCCCTGCACTGGTTATGGTTCCAGCGAGTGATCCAGCAGTACCTGCTGTAGTTGACGTTTGATCACTGAAGTTTCCTACAGCACCTACTGTTGGTGCTGATGTTGCAACAGCGTCAGCTTGAGTGTATGACGCTGTGTAGCTGAACGCTGCACCTGGTACATCCTGTGTTGCTGCTATAGTACCAGGATTATAAACTCCTGAAGTTATAGTACCAACTGATACTGTACCTGCTGTATTTCCATCAGTGGTATCAACACCGTTTCCTGTTACAGAAAATGAGGATCCGATCCTCCCAACTTGTGTTGCTGCTGCATCTACCCTGAGTTGCACACTCGAAGATAATTTATGCGTGATGTCTGCCTTTGCAGCAGTCATCGGAACAGCTAACGCTAACATAATAAAGGGTATGAGTTTTTTCATTTGCATACGTAGCATTATAGCCGTATTTATGCTAATATATATCCTAATGATATAATTACCTATTACAATGAAGATTTTCCTTGACACAGCTGACACAGAAGTTCTTAATAGGCACTATGTTACTGGACTCCTTGACGGAGTAACTACAAATCCGACACTGATTCGTAAAAGTGGACGTGATCCTCTTGATGTTTATGAAGAGATAGCAGAGATAGGATTCACGGACATCAGTATGGAAGTTGGTGGTAACGGACTAGAGATGGTACAACAAGGGCGAGCACTTAGAGATAGATATGGTAGCATAGCAACAATCAAAGTACCATGTACACCAGAAGGACTATGGGCATGCCGAGAGTTGAAGCGTGATCTTATAAATGTAAACGTAACATTGATTTTCTCAGCATCACAAGCGATACTTGCTGCAAAAGCAGGTGCTAGGTATGTCTCACCTTTTGTGGGTAGATTGAATGACAACTCTTTCAATGGGTTGGGTTTGATCACAGACATCAATACCATATACACAATGCAAGGTGTGCATGAAACACAAATATTATCTGCATCACTAAGAGATGTATCTAGTGTGTCTGGTTCGTTTGCTAAAGGTGCTGACATATGTACAATTCCTCCATCAGTATTTGAGAAGATGTATGATCATGTTCTTACTGATAAAGGATTAGACCAATTCAATAAAGACCTAGAGAGTATAGCAAATGCGAATAATTCATAACGCAGTATCAGAAGATCTCATCGACAGATGTATCGATGAGATGACAAGGAAGAAGAAGCAAGACGTTTGGGGTATAAGTAAATGGAAGTGGGATGAGAAACTGACAAAAGGATTCAAACAGTATTGTTTCTCATCCAGACCTGAGGTCTATCAGTTCAATGATCTTCGTAATCAATTGACCCAACATTTTGATCAAGTTCCTACAAATATAAACTATCACTTGTGGTTACCAGGTTCTGGTATCAATTGGCATGATGATAAAGCAAATTTATATGGTGCTACATTATATCTAAACACATGGGAACCAGAGAAGGGTGGTGTATTCATGTGGAAAGAGAAGATGACTGGTGAGTTGAAGTGTATGCACCCTCAAAGAAACATGCTTATGATAAATGAGCAGGGAGAAGATCATGCTGTGACACCTATCATGGTCAACGAAGCATTTGGTAATAGAAAGAGTGTTCAGATATTTTGTGGTCTCCCTAAAGAGAATGGTGTTGACATACATGAGAGATAATATAATCTCAAAACATATAGGATTTGACTGGGCAGATGATGTAGAACTGCTCTGTAAGAAACTAATACTACAACATAAGTGGAGTAATAAAAACTATAACAGAGGTGAATATGTATTTGATATTGCACCAAGCAATCTAGGATTCTTTCAACCTCTGTTTGATATAATAAAACAAGAGGTTATAACACTATATCCCAAGGCAGATATACCAGATAGAATATTCAATAAGAGTTGGGCGTACGTATCTAATCAAGATAGGACTGTGAGTTTTATGCACAACCATATGTCTGAAAAAATAAGGAAAGATATATCTACTGTTTTCTACCTAAAGAAACCACCACACTCAGGAGACATCATGTTTTTATTGGGTGATGAAGAGTATATACATACTCCAGTGGAAGGTGAACTCCTTATCTTCCCTGCTACTTACTATCACTCACCTTTGCCATCCCAAACAAAGGAATACAGGATAGCAATCAACGTCAATGTAGTGACTCTAAATGAGTATGAATACTTCCTTGACAATGATTGGAATGAGCAGTATAATAATGTCGTTAGTTCAAAAATCAATGTCCAATAAGGGATCTTTTCTCAGTAGATTCAAAAACAAATCTCAAGTCCTTGTATCTGCTATTGAAAATAAGATAGACTTAGAGTATGATCATCCTAGTCTTTATAATTCTTTGAGATCTTACTATCAGACACAAGAAATTTATTTCTATAATGATAGGGATAAAGATTACGATATTATCATGGAGAACTTGGAGTATGATCTATTGAATACGGGTTTTATAGGATGATGGAAAAAGAAAGAAGACCATGGGGTTACTTCACTGTATTACAGAGAGGTGACAAGTACTGTGTCAAAGAACTGTTCATTGAACCAGAGATGAGAATCTCATTACAGTTCCATCGGTATCGCACCGAGGACTGGGTCGTTGTTGAGGGTGATGGTGTGATCACACAAGGTAATCTAGAGACACCCTGCAAGGTTGGTGATACATTCTACATACCAATTGAGCAACGTCATCGTATAAAGGGTGGTGATAGAGGTATAAAAATTATAGAAGTACAAAGAGGTAAGTGTATAGAGGATGATATCGTAAGATTAGAAGATGATTATAATAGAGTAGAACAACATGCATGGGGACATTACTAATGAATGTAGAAGATCTACGCAGTGGTGCACCATTAAAACCAGTTGATTTTACACCAGAAGACCCTGCACATTACCAACGTGGTAAGATACAAGTCTGGGATTTCATAGCAGATCAAGGACTTGATTTCTTCACTGGTAATATAGTGAAGTATGCCTGTCGTGCAGGACACAAGGACGATAAAGTCCAAGACCTCAAGAAGGCAAAAGCATACATCGATAAACTTATAGACTTATGTTCCTAGTTACAGGTGGAGCAGGATTTATTGGCAGTAACTTCCTACATTATCTCAAAAAATATACTGGTGTAGATGATCAAGTTGTCATCATAGACAATCTATCGTATGCTGCTGATGAAAAATACATGCCACTCAATGATCAGTTTGTATTTGAGTACTGTGATATATCACGGGAGGACAATGTAAATTATATTTTTGATAAGTATAAGATCAAGAAAGTATTTCACTTTGCTGCTGAGTCACATGTTGATAATAGTATAACTAACTATAGACCGTTCTTAGAAGCAAATGTAATTGGTACAATCAATTTATTGAATGCCAGTCTAAGACATAACGTCGAGAAGTTCCATCACATATCTACTGATGAAGTGTATGGTTCTTTAGAATATTATGATAAGGTATTATTCAAGGAGACAACACCCTATGACCCAAGGAATCCATACTCAGCAAGCAAAGCAGCGTCTGACCATTTTGTCAAGACGTGGCATAACACTTATGGTTTACCTTATATTATTACTAACTGCTCTAATAACTATGGTCCTCATCAACATCTAGAGAAGTTGATACCTAAAGTTATATTCAATGCGTTTAGAAATAAGATTACATACATGCATCAAGGTGGACATCAAGTAAGAGATTGGTTATATGTTTATGATCATTGTTCTGCAATATGGAAACTGGAAGAAAAGAATATTATCAACGATCACTTCAACGTAGGTGGGTCATGTGAGAAGAGAAATATAGATGTTACTATAATGATATTAGATATGCTAAAGAAACCACATGATCTGGTTGGTATCAGCAATGAAAGACCTGGCATTGACAAACGATACGGAATGGATCATAGTAAGATTACACAACGCACAGGATGGAACCCTACTACAGACTTTGAAGTAGGTCTTCGTGCTACTATCACATGGTATCTTGAAAAGCTAGTATGATTTCACTATACGGTCACGGTTTCATAGGTAAACATTTCAAAAACCTATACAAAGAACAAGTTGAAGTACAGGAAAGAGATGATAGAGTGCCAAGGCACAATGACATCCTGTACATGATCTCTACCACTCACAATTACAATGTACATGATCAGATCACTCTGGATGTCGAAACAAATCTTCGAGTCCTTTGTGAAACACTCGACTTCTGTAGATCAGAAGACATCACATTCAATTTCGTTTCCTCATGGTTTGTCTATGGCAAAGGGGGAGCACTTCCCGCCACAGAAGTATCGCCTTGCGAACCAACAGGATTTTACTCTATTACCAAAAAGTGTGCAGAAGATCTTATCATTTCTTTCGCTCAAACGACAGGGATGAAGTATAGAATCCTGAGACTATGTAATGTCATGGGTGAAGGTGATACTAATGCAAGTAGAAAAAAGAATGCTATCCAATGGATGGTGAATGAATTGAAACAGGATCGTGACATCAAAGTATATGATAATGGATCTCATTGTCGTGATATAATGCATGTCAAGGATGTATGTAGAGCAATGAAACTTGTTATGGACAAGGGTGAATCGAATGAAATCTACAACATTGGGTCAGGACAACCAACCAAGGTTAGTGAGATCGTAGAACTCGCTAAACACTTTACAAGATCTCGTGGTGAGATTATAAACATTGACCCACCAGAGTTCCACAACAACGTGCAGACACAACACTTCTGGTTGGACACAACTAAGTTGAAGAAGTTGGGATTTGCTCAACACATAACTAATGAATTTATAGTAAAAGATTTATGTATAATCTAAGCGAACAGGTCGACAATTTTATATTCAGTCTTGAGAAGAGTGGGTATGAAACAATGAAGTACCTTCCTAATCAAAATTGGAAACCAGGTGACCCAATCTATTACTCAGGTCCTTACTGGGATAATAGAGAAGTGACTGCTGCTATAACAACACTACTAGGTGGTCAGTGGTTGCCAGCAGGGGAGAATGTCAATAAGTTTGAACGTGCTTTCTCTAAGAAGTTTGACTTCAAGCACTCTGTTATGGTCAACAGTGGTTCATCTGCTAACCTAGTGATGATCGCTGCGTTGAAAAAATATTTTGACTGGCATGATGGAGATGAAATTATAGTATGTGCATGTGGATTCCCTACTACTATCAACCCAATCATTCAGAACGGATTGAAACCTGTCTTTGTAGATATAGACATGGAGGATTTGAATTGGAGTTTAGAACAGGTAGAAAATAAACTGACACCTAGAACTGTTGCTTGTTTCTCATCACCTGTTCTTGGTAATCCCTATGACTTCGATAAGTTTTTTGAGATTCTTGATAGGAACAGACTGCATTACATTGCTGACAACTGTGATTCCTTGGGTAGCAAGTGGAGAGGTGAGTTGCTGACTAAAAAAGCCGTCGCTGCGTCTTGTTCTTTCTATCCAGCACATCATATCTGCACTATCGAAGGTGGAATGGTCTCCTCTAATATCGAGGAGGTGATTCAGATCGCCAGATCTTTTGCTTGGTGGGGTCGTGGATGCTACTGTGTAGGAGCCCAGAATAAATTGCCCAACGGTGTTTGTGGAAATAGGTTTGATCGCTGGTTGGAAGGGTATGATAAGGATGTCGATCATAAGTATGTCTTTGGCGTCCAAGGATACAACCTCAAGCCTGCCGATTTGCAAGGGTCTATCGGACTTGTGCAATTGGAGAAGCAGACAGAGATACATTGTGTCCGTCGTATGAATAAAGGAGCTCTCACTCAAGTCTTCAACCAAATTCCTGGTTGCAGGGTTGTTGAAGAGAAAGAACATGCAGAAACTTCTTGGTTTGGTGTACCTATAATATATAAGGACGGTAAACACCACCTCGTAAAGTATCTAGAAGAACATGGAATTCAAACGAGAAACTATTTTGCGGGTAATATTCTTATGCATCCTGCTTATAAGCATATTGAACCTGCATCAAACTATCCCAGAGCTTCAGAAGTTCTAGACAACGTGTTCTTCCTAGGATGCTCACCAGTTATTACAGTGGACATGCTAGACTACATAGATCATGTTATAATAAAGTACATTAAAGAATTCAAATGAAGAGAGCATTAGTGTTAGGTGCCGGTGGATTCATCGGATCACACATGGTCAAGAGACTAAAGAAAGAAGGTTACTGGGTAAGAGGTGTTGACCTCAAGTACCCTGACTTCTCTGATACTGCTGCCAATGAGTTTATCACAGGTGATCTCACAGACAGAGACTTTATGAGAAGAGTCATACACTTTAGAGGAGAGACTGGAAACTTCTACGCAAGTGTTCCCTTCCAATATGAAGAACCTTTTGATGAGATATATCAGTTTGCTGCCGACATGGGTGGTGCAGGATACATTTTTACAGGAGAACATGATGCAGACTTGATGCATAACTCTTGTCTTATTAATATAAACCTCCTATCATGTCAAAAGGAGATGAATGAAAGTTATCCACGTCTATTGCAACCTGTACCTGCTGGTGTAGGTAAGACTAAGATCTTCTATTCAAGTTCAGCATGTATGTACCCTGAGTACAACCAACTTGATCCAGATAATCCTGATTGTCGTGAGGATTCCGCTTACCCTGCTGCACCAGACTCAGAATATGGATGGGAAAAACTTTTCAGCGAGAGGTTATATCTCGCTTACAGTCGTAATCACAATTTTGATATTCGGATTGCGAGATATCATAACATCTACGGTCCCGAAGGAACGTGGTATGGAGGAAGAGAAAAAGCACCTGCTGCAATCTGTAGAAAAGTGGCGTACGCAACCAGTGGAGACTCAATCGAAGTATGGGGAGATGGACTTCAAACACGAAGCTTCCTCTTCATCGATGAATGTATTGAAGCAACACGTAGACTCATGGAAGGAACGTGGACTGATCCCATAAACATAGGTTCAGAAGAGATGGTAACTATAGATCAGTTAGTTGATACTGCTGCAAAGGTTGCCGGTAAAGAGATAGGTAAGGATCATGTTGATGTAGAACATACTGGTGTTCGTGGTAGGAATTCTAACAATGATCTCATCAGAGAAAAACTTGGTTGGGATTATAGTACTACTCTTGAAGAAGGTATGCGAAAGACATATAACTGGATCATGTCACAGATCTCTAGAGATTTGATTGAACAGTCTGATGACTCCGCAGAAACAGATGTAACTGGTAAAAAATATCTCTCTTATGGTAACTGTCACAAATGAACACAACATATAATTATGAAAAGGATACACTAAAGCATCCTTTCAGTGGACACACTAAAGTATTCAACAATTACTCACAAGCATACCAAGATCTATTTGTCCTATCAATGCTCAAGGGTAAGAAGAATGGTAAGTATGTAGAGGTAGGGTCTAATCACCCTAAAAATTTAAGTAATACTTTTTTACTTGAATCTACTTTTGGATGGAGAGGATTCTCTGTAGAGATAGAGAAGTCTATGTGCGAACTATTCAACGGTGATATGTCTAGACAGAACCACTGTTATGAAGCAGACGCAACACAGTTCAATTTCTTAGAAGCAATACAAGCAGAGAAGTGGCAGAATAGAATAGATTATTTTTCTGTTGACTGCGAACCTCCTACTGTTACCTACCAAGCACTAATAAATTTTCCTCATGAGGAGTATAGAGCATCAGTCATAACTTTTGAACATGACTCTTATAAAGATGGTGATGGTATATTGGATGCATCTAGAAAGTTCTTGACAGGTAAAGGATATACTTTAGTATGTTCTAGTGTATGTAATGGAGAAAATCCATTTGAAGATTGGTGGATAGATCCATACGTGGTCAAGGAAGAGACTTGGAAACCATTTGAATGTATGGGTTCCGAAGCAAGAAGTATTTTTATATGAAAATTTCTCATTGGTATGGTAGACTAGGCAATAATATACAACAATGTGCTGTTGGTTTGATGATGGCACAAGCATATAAAACCACATTTGAATCAATTCCACATGATGTCATCAAACAATTTTCGGTTAAATTTGGGGATGGTAGTAGTGACCATCAGTCCAAATTTTTCTATTATCAAGGACCGTACAAAGAAGTTACGATTGATTCTTCGTTGGTCTACACTCAGATACGAGCGTTTTGTAAGGAGTTTATATACCCTCAGTTGGCACTCCCCAGTGTTGATGTTCCTGATGATACTCTTGTCATCCATCTTCGCAGTGGAGATGTTTTTGACAAGAACGTCACTAACCCTGATCAATATGTTCCTAATCCCTACCTTTTTTATTTTACTTTGCTCGAATCCTTTGAGAAGGTCATAGTAGTAACAGAACCAGACGATTACAATCCATTGATAGAGGAGTTGAGGAACCAATGCCCTAAAGTAAAGGTACAATCTAAGAGTGTTGAAGAAGATTTTGCTACGTTGCTGAACGCAAAACATGTAGCAACCTCTGGTGTAGGAACATTTGGTACTGCTGCTGCATTGTGTAGTAGAAAGATAGAGAATTTATATTGTACTGACCTCCATATTACAGAGCACCTAAATTATAAGATGTTCTATAATACTGATGTCAGGATCAACCTAATGGAACTACCTGATTACATAGGTATAGGAGAATGGACTAACTCTGATGAGCAACGACAATTCCTTTTTGATTACAAGGCACAAACTTAAACTTACAGATCAGAAACTGATTGAGATTCTGTGTAAGAAGTTGCCATACTATTACTTTGATGATTGTGCTTATGGTAATTTTGAGCATGAACTAAAGGGTGACATGCATCCGTACTTCAGTCACACATTACTAAACGAACAAGGAGGGAAGTCAGAACACTTTCGTAAGTTCCCATGGATTCCAATCGGTGAAGCAATAGGTATGCCTAATAATAAAATGATGAGAGCACACATGACACTACAATATCCTAGACCTGATGTCTTTGGTGTAGCACACAATTCACATGTAGATCAACCTAATAGAAAACATATTGTGGCACTGTATTATCCAAATAAATCAGACGGTGACACATTCTTTTTTGACTCTGATCAAAACATTATACATAGAGAAACACCTGAAAGAGGAAAGGTTATAGTCTTTGATGGGTCACAGTACCACTCAAGTTCTTCACCTTCTGAAACCACTAGGTTCACCCTCAATATAAATTATTACCCATGAAAATTTTTGACGTCTTTACTTTTTATAATGAACTAGATCTATTAGAACTAAGAATGAATATCTTAGGTGATTCAGTAGATTATTTTGTTATCAATGAGGCAAACATAACCTTCACAGGCAAACCTAAACCACTATACTTTGCAGAGAATAGAAAGAGATTCAAGAAGTGGGAAGACAAGATAATATATCATCTAACAGAGGACGACAATAAAACATACGAACAATACTATGAGGGAGTGCCTTATCATCGTAGTATGATTGAAGAAGGTATCAAGGATCTACCGTTACATTATCAGAGAGCATGCTTCCATAAGGACTCAGCAATCTATGGGTTCCTTGATATAGCAAATGACAATGACATCATACTAACAAGTGATGCAGATGAGATTGCAAACCCAGAAGCAATTCAATGTATTGATAGTTGGTTTGATCCTAAGAATCATTATGTATTGACAGGTCCTTTATATTACTACTACCTCAATGTAAAGTGTGAAGACCAGTGGATGGGGACAAGGGTATGTGATATGAAAACTCTAAAGAGTATGAGTGTAGATAAACTACGCCAGTCACATGAACGAGCATACAAAATTGCTGATGCATCTTGGCATTGGAGTTTCTTTGGTAATGCTGATACAGTCAGGGAGAAGATGGATGCTTATGAACACCAAGAGAATAATACATCAGAGTTCAGAGACAGTATGGAAGATAGAATAAAGAATAATCAAGATCCCTATGGCAGAACTTATCTATACACACCTACTACTGTACCTATTGATGATTCATTCCCCAAATATGTAAGAGCACAGAAGAATCGTAAGATGAAGAAGTTTATAAAAGTATGAATGTAATTTCAGGACCTTCGATAGCAGACCTATGTGACTATGACTTTGGAGATCAAGCAGGGGTTGTAGGTCAGGTGTATGGTGCGTTCATGAAGAATGCTAGTTATACAAACAAGGAGTTTGTTACATTTGTGAATGAAAGTCATAAGAATATCTTGACTCTGTTCATAGATAACATTAGATTATATAATAGAGAGATCAAATGCAACAATGATAGTGATCAGCGTTGGGTAGATGATCTTCAACTTAATAATGATCTTATGAAGTTGTGTGCTTCATTAGATAAAAAATTTATAGTCTTTTGTAATAATGAAGATACTCCTATTGACAGTGATATTAATATACCTCCTAACGTACTGGGGGTCTATGGTGCTAATGCGATAGGAACCAATAAAAAATTACACCCATTACCATATGGTGTGGGCAGGAGGTTACATGTTCAAGACAATAGACAAGATGTTCTCATCGATGCGATGGCAACAGATCCCAAACCTAGAAAACTTCTCTACATTAATCATTCTGAGCATACCAACCTATCAGAACGTGGAAACATTCGAGACATGTTTTCCCAAGTACACTACGCAACAGTAGGAGAGAGGAAAGAATACAGATACTATCTAAAAGACATTCAGGATCATAAGTTTATGATATGTCCTGAAGGAAATGCTGTGGATTGTCATAGAAACTGGGAGGTTTTGTATATGAAACGAGTTCCCATCATGAAAAGAAATTCATACTTGGAGAAGTTATACCATAACTATCCCGTATTATGGGTAAATGATTATGGTACTATAACAAAAACAATGTTAGCAGAGCATGATGATTTGTCTATCAAAGCTAGAAATCTTGACGTAAATATGCTACACTTACACAGTATATTCAATAGGGCGGTAAACCGTGCTAAAAATACCTGATGTCACACTGATAATACTGGCAGATTTAGACCTTCCAGATGCAGTATACGCAATAAATAAATCATGCGAACAGATCGAATGGGGAAGTGCAAAGTTTCTTGGTAGCAAGAGACCTGAAGGACTCTGCGATCAGGTAATATATGAAGAGACATATCCAATCCAAAGTATAAATGACTTTAATTTTTATTGTATTTACAATCTTACTAATCACGTCAGGACCTCGCACTGCCTTCTCATACATCCAGACGGCTACGTTATTCGTCCTCAGTTATGGGATAATAAGTTTCTTGATTACGATTATATCGGTGCCCCGTGGAGGGATGACCCAAATGCCTACCTCGACCCGTGGGGAAGAAACCAACGTGTCGGTAATGGAGGATTTTCCTTACGCTCCAAGCGTCTTCTCGAAGTCCCCAGTAAAGTCACCGTCCCTTGGGAAGTAAACGAAGGTACATTTTATAAGCACATGGGTGCCGGACTATATAACGAGGACGGGAACATATGTTGCCACAATAGACACATCTTCGAGGCACAAGGATGTGTGTATGCTCCCGTCAAGGTGGCGAGTAAATTCTCTAGGGAAGACAGACTACCTGACAGTGAAGAAGAAACCTTTGGTTTCCATTATCATTTTCAAGAAATACGATGACAAAATTCTATCCACTATGGTGGAACCCGTGGGGTGACCGAGGACTTGACCTCAAAAAGAATGTAAGTATCTCAATCGATAATTTGGATTGTGATGAGGCAGCAGAGTATAAGATATTATTTTTAGCAGAACCATACTCCATACTTCCTACTGTTACAGAGGGAGCACTTCGTGGTGCAATGAAGTTTGATAAGATATACACATTCACACAGAAGATAATAGATCACTATCCACAGGCAGAACTATTTGAGTGGGGTAGTAGTTGGTTAGACTTCAAAGATTTGAAACTAAACAAGGGAAATAATGTTACCTTTGTAACCAGTGAGAAGTATCAGACACTAGGACACAAATTACGTTTGGATATATATGAGTTGCTCAAGAGTATTGATGTATCTAATGGTCTACAATACTATGCACACAAGTCACCACCATTCCATGATAGGAGGAATGATTTCTTTGAGTCTGCTAAGTTTCACATCGCTGTAGAAAATTCCAGACAGAAGAATTACTTTACAGAAAAAATAATAGATTGTTTTGCATCTAAAACTGTTCCCATATACTATGGTTGTCCTAACATAGGTAACTGGTTCAACATGGATGGTATAATAACATTCAATACAATAGATGAACTAGAGAACATACTAACAAATCTTGATGAGAAAAAATATGATGTTAGGTTAGATGCTATTGAGGATAACTACATCAAAGCAAAAAAATTTCATAGTGACAATGATGTCGTACCTAGATTGACTGATAGGATAGTCAAAGAGGTAAATGGATGACGGTCAGTTATTGTATACCGACCCATGATAGCAATCCAAAATGTCAAACATACTTATTTGATATTTTCTATGCTCTGTCAGAACAAACTGACATGAATTTCAACGTGTGGATTTCCGATCATGGAAAGACAGATAAAGTTCTCAATGCTTGTAAAGAATACTCTGATCTATTCCAAATAAACTATGTTAGAAATACGAATAATCTTGGGAACATATCTGCTAACACTAATCATGCTCTTCGTCACGCAGATGGTGACATACTAAAGGTTCTCTTCTCTGATGATTTCATACTAACCAGAACCCTCACAGAAGATTTACATAAGGCATTCAAATTGGATGTTGACTGGGCGGTTACAGGGTTTGCTCACACCCTAGATAATGGACAGACACACTACAATCCAAAGGTTCCAGTCTGGAATGATCGTTTATTAGAGGGGGTAAATACTCTTAGTTCACCATCTATTCTCGCACTGAGAAAAGGTATTGAAGAGTATTTTGATGAGGAACTTGTAATGTTGATGGACTGTGACATGTACTATAGATTGTACAAAGATCATGGAGAACCAGCAGTGATGAAAACTTATCACATCTCTAATAGAGAACACCCCAATCAAACACAAAGACAATACGAAAATCTCTTACCAAATGAGATTGAATACTTGAAAGAAAAACATTCATCATGACTATAGGATTCAACCACTTAGGAAGACATGGCAGACTGGGTAATCAAATGTTCCAGTATGCAGGACTACGAGGCATAGCAGCACATCGTGGTTTTGATTTTATGATTCCTGATAGTGACTTCAAAGACGAGTGGAATGATCATCAACTATTTGAAGCATTCAAACTCAAAGGTCTAACCAACATAGGAATGTGTCCTGGTACCTATGTACAGGAAGCACATTTCCACTACGATGATAACTTGTTCAACAACATGCCTGACAATCATAATGTATATGCATACCTACAGAGCACAAAATACTTTGAGCATATAGAGAATGAAATACGTGAGGACTTTGAGTTCAAAAATGAGATCAGATTGCCATGTGAAGAGATGATTGCAACAGTAAATGATCCTATTGCATTGCACGTTCGTAGAGGTGACTATATAGAGAACTGTGATAATCATCCACCATGTCCAAAGGAATACTATGACGCTGCCTTATCAAAGTTTGATACTAAACGCATTGTTATTATTTTTTCTGACGATCCTGAATGGTGTGGCACTGAGTTCTCTGATGATAGGTTCCTTATCTCAGAAGGTGGAGACAATCTTGCAGACCTGTGCATGATGAGTCTATGTTCTGATTTTATTATCGCTAACTCATCATTTAGTTGGTGGGGGTCATGGTTGAGTAAGAATCCTAACAAAAGGATAATAGCACCTGACAAATGGTTCGGAATAGGTTATACTAAGAACCATATAACATCTGATCTGTACTGTAGCAACTGGGAGGTATTAAACTAATGGCAGAAAAAATTGTACAAGAGGGAGTAGAGATTACTAATCTTGGCATGTATGAAGACCTACAAATTCAACCTATAAATTCGTGGGATCTAACAAGCACTACGTTTATCATACCACTTAGGTGTGAGACAGCAGATAGAATTAGAAATATAACAACGACATTGATATATCTCTTAAAGAATTTTGATACTCAAATAATAGTAAAAGAACATGATAAGGAATCTATATTCCTAAAACAAGTTGTTCCTATGCTTGACGAGGTAATTCCTCCTATCAAGATGCATAATATACACCACATATTTGAGGAGGCAGACGATAAAGTATTCCATCGTACCAAACTACTCAATGATATGTTGGAGTTGGTTGAGACACCTGTTGTATGTAATTATGATGCAGATATACTTCTCCCACTAAACAGTTACATACTCTCACAGAATACTATACTCAAAGGTTACAATGGTGAAGATATAAAATGTGTATACCCTTATGGAATAGGTGAATTCCAATACCAATTGTTTATCAAGGATGAAGATGTTACTCGTTTCATTAATTCTAATTTCAATTTCGCAGCGTTCCAAGGAAAAGCAAACTTATATGATGCCAAGTTTGGTTTCTGTCAATTCTTTGACACGGAAGAATACCGTAGACTAGGTGCAGAGAACGAAGGGTTTGTAGCATATGGGTATGAAGATGATGAACGTTATCATAGATTCAATACTTGTTCAAAAGTATTGAGATTGAATGATCATGTGTACCACTTGGAGCATGGTAGGACACCTAATTCATGGTTCAATAATCCACACATAGAAAGTAACAGGGAACTGTGGCAGAAGTTGAGTCATATGACTCGCAAACAACTTGAAGAATATTATGCTAACCCTGATTACTTAAATGCCCGACAGAAATAAAGCGATAAAAAAATTAGATGGTTTTCCTAAAGTGTTATGGATCAATCTTGATCGCTGCACAGAGAGAAGGAAATATATGGAAGATCATCTATCCTATTGGGGAATAAAAGATCATCATCGTATCTCAGGTATAGATGGTGAGGAGTATGAAGAGTATCTAAAAGGAACAGTTCCTGATCAGATGAATACGGGTGAGTGTGCTTGTGTCATGTCACACCTATCTGCACTAAAATATTTTGTAGAAGAGACAGACCTAGATGAAATTTTTATCATGGAAGATGATGTTGATCTATCTACCGCATCTAGTTGGACGTTTACATGGAAACAAGTACGTAAGAGACTGCCCATAAACTTTGATTGTCTACAACTTACTATTATAAATCCTAATGGTATAACTTTGAAACTTCACCATAGATTCATCAATGACTTTTCTGCTGCTTGCTACCTTATTACTCGTCATCATGCAACTAAGTGCCTCAAGAATCATAGACGTGGGACACAATGGAAGATCGATCAAAACATCAGACCAAGAGCAGTATCCGAAGACTTAATATTAGATAGTGGTAAGACATATTCAACACCCCTGTTCAATTATAGAATGGACTTGGGTTCTAATATTCATGAAGAACACCTTGACATTTTCCACAAAGGAAGTAATAATGCTTTAAAGGAGTTCTGGGAATACCAAGCAGTGGATCATACCATTGATCAGATCATGGAACTCGATGAGTATGTGGGTAGAGTTCCACCCTCAGTATATCTAAACCAATTGAAAGAACAATGAACGAGATTGACACAACAAATGTTGGAGTGGGTAACACTGCTGCTGAACAACCAATATTCACAGAGATGAAAGACATAGGACACATTGGTGTCTTTGAGAACTTTGTCAAACCAGAATTTTGTGACTCACTTATAGATCTTTTTGAGTTCTGGTACACAAAAAAATATTTCAAAAACATACCATCAACACATGATGTGACTACGTTAGGTGAGGATACATTTACATTAGATCATTTCAATGATGGTAAGACTCAGTTTCCACAGGGTGGTATGGGTAGAAAGGATCATCAACTATATCTTGAGATATGTGATCAAACTATGACTATGAGTGTCAACCAATCTGTTGGTGCTGCATTTGAATTGTATGTGAAGAAGTATACAGGTCTAGTAGATGCATCGGATCCTGTGTCATCATGGACATGTAAGTTACAACGCACTGATCCTGGTGGTGGGTATCATGTATGGCACTGTGAGAATGGTAACTTCTTGTATAGAGATAGAGTTCTAACATGGATGATATATCTAAATGATATTCCATATGAGAATGGTGGGGCAACAGACTTCTACCATCAAAAAACTTCATTCCAACCTAAAAAAGGAACGGTAGTTCTGTGGCCAGCAGCATACACTCACATGCATCGTGGTGCATTTTTGACAGGAAATATGTCTAAGTATATTGCAACAGGTTGGTTTATAAGAGAACCTGGTAACGTAACAGAGAAGACATTAAGTCAAGCAGCACAGCAAAAATGATATTCTATACGTGCATTACGAATGGTTATGATACTGTTCCTGACGTATATTACGATAAAGATTGTCAGTATATTTGTTTTCATGATGGTACTATAGAGACCACTAAAGCACCATGGAAATATGTAAAGTTAGAAGTAGAAGAAGAGTGCCCAGTTAGAAAATCATATCACCCAAAACATTGTCCTCATTTATATTTTGATGAGGGTGAGTATGTTATATGGGTTGACGCAGCATATAATATTACAAAAGATCTTGTAGAGTTCTCTAAAGAATATGAGGGTAACTTTATGTTACCAATACATCCTGATAAGAGATCATTGACTGCTGAGTTTAATAAACTACATGCTTATGGATTCTCTACCAAAGAAGAGATCCTAGACATGGCACGTCTAATGCATAGTAGAGGTTATGAACCTAAACATTACAATCAAACAATAAACTGTGTGATATGGAGAAGACTTACACCAAAGGTTATTGAATGGGGTAATGTATGGAGAGACTGGTATATGGGTGGAGTAAACAGAGATCAAATCTCTAGTTCAGTGGCAGAGTATCTTGTTTATGAAGCAGATAGGACTGAAATTATTATAAAGGGTAATCATCACCTGAAGGGAATAAAATTAGTTGAACTATCAAAACCTAATAGAATAAAAGAATACAATCATTCATATTGTATTGACAAACCAAACAATAGATCTATTGTAGACTTCCTAACAGAGTTGAATAGCATATGGAACTTCAAAGATATAAAAAGTATGATGATAAAATCTTCAACGGATACATTACCGTTTGAGTTTGGATCTGATATTGATACAGAACTGATAGTGTTCACATGTATTACTAACAATTATGATGTATTCCCTAGAGAATCATACTACGATCCTAATGTAAAGTATGTTTGTTTCCATGATGGCACTATTGATACTACAGTAGAACCATGGATATATGTTGAATTAGATTTAGATATAGAAGACCCAAGAGACTTTGCATTTTATGTCAAAGCAAATGCACATGAGTTTTTCCCAGAAAATTCTTACACAGTATGGATAGATGGTTGTTTCATATTGACTGAAGAGTTTGTCAAGAATAGTATGAAATCATTTCCATTCTCTGTCCTAAAACATGGTGGTAAGTTTTCTTTACTTGATGAGATCATTGAGGGATATACATGTGCATTTTTCTCAGAGGAGACTCTTCTAAACTTTGTAAATGATTTGAAGACTGATGGATATGATTTTAAAAAATATTCCAGTCCACAGTGTACAATAGTGTGGAGAAAATTGACAGCAGATATAAAAGAATTCAATGAGAGATGGTATTATTGGGGTAAAAAAATAAACCGAGACAACATACCATTTGATGCTGCTATTCAAGACACTGGAACAGAACCTCTTTTCTATGGTGACAGAGATAGGTCTGGTATAAAATTAGGATTTCCTAATAAGGTAGGAAGGAGAGGTAAACACCCTCAACATGGTGACAAGAAACAATATCTTGGACTGCAAAAATTACTGAAAAATTTACAAAAGATTACTGGACTGAGTCAAAAAATATATGCTAGGTATAAAGACCATGAATTTTACATGAGATACTTTGGAATCATATCAGGAGTAGAAAGATTGAGGTACTAAAGTATGATTTACTACACAGCAATCACCAACGCATACTTTCAACTACCACCTAATAAAACAGGTGAGCATTTTGTATGTTACCATGACGGTACTGTAGAAGAACAGGAGGGATGGGAACTAAGACTCATTCAATATCATCATGACGATCCTGTCAGACTATCACGTCATCCAAAGATATTGTGTCCTATAGGAGGTAAGAGTGTTTATATTGATGCATCTAAATTACATACAATCAATGATAAATTTTTTGAGTTGAGTGAAGATATACTAGACAATAATAATTTCTTCTTGATGCAGCACCCACATAAGTATTACTATCTTGAAGAGTGTGCTGAGTATATTCATAGAGGGTTTATGAATCCATATGAGATTATAAATTTCACATCAGAAATAAAACATGAGACTGATTTTGATTTTGCTAATTTCTTTTCACCATTAGGTACAGTATTGTGGAGAAATTCTGAAGCATGGATGCCTAATATGTTATGGTGGAAGTGGTACATGAGAGGTGGTAGAAGAGATCAAGTATCTTTATCTGTAGCACTACAAACATCAGAAGTAAAATATGATTGGGAAGAATGTAGAAGTTGTGTAAGTAAATGGTCTGATGCTAACCCTATTGATGGTGCATGGTGGAAGAATAAAGGAGGTAGATATGGTAAGACAAGAATTGATCCTATTGATACAGTAAAAAAATTAGCAAATATAACAGGACTCAGTATGCAAATGAGATACCGTGCTGCTATTATGAAGGAGACAGGTGACTGGTTGTTTGGAGATAGGTCAGAGTATTGGAATAAAAATGATAAGAACTTGGTGATAATAAATGGATTCTAGGATAACAATCTACTCATGTATTACTAATGGATATGATGAGATACCTGACGAACATTACTATGATCCTGACATTAGGTATGTCATGTTCACTGATGGATCGATTGATCACAAGGGAGCATGGGAGTTCAGAGATATACCGATCACACATACTTGTCCCCTAAGACTATCACTCTACCCTAAGATAATGCA